ATCTAAGGAAATATTAATGTTTTCTAAGTTTTGAGAAATCAAGTCCATTTGTTCTACAGTATAAGCACCTACGAATTGAGTAAAGATAGTAGAAGCATTAGCATTAGCTAAAGACCATTTTTCAGTAACATAATTGTAAATAATTACTTTATCGCAAATACCTGTAATGTTACCTGTATTAGAAGAACCAGGATATAACCATATTGCTAATTGATTAAATGGGTCAACTGCTGCTACGATACGATCTGTAAAGGCTTTGTTTAAATCTACATCAAAAAATCTATTTACTTTTTCTGCACCAATAGGTTTAACTTGATCTCCATTAATTTCAAAAAAACCATCATCTGCATAAAAGAAAGCTCTACGATTATCTTGGCAAACTGTTTTACCATAAACAGCACCCCTGTTTGGCGATATTACTGAAAATCTAAATACTGTTGCACCACCAACGTAGTCCATTCGTAATATTTCGTTTTGTCTAAATACATAACCATACTCACCTGATGTTATTGCTACGATCTGTCCACCTGAACCTGGCAAATCTTGAAAGTCAGATTGTTTAGTTCCTGCTGCCCAAGTTGTTAAATCATTAATACCGCACCATTGAACTCTATTTCTATTTGATGATTGGTTTCCTGTAACTAAGAAATCCCTAATAACACCTGATGTTCTAAATATTGGAACTGTACCTGAAGTAGCAATAGATGATAGGTCAGCAAAGTTAGTTGATGTTCCCATTAAATAATATTGAGGTGCATCTACACCATTAGTTACAATGATGTAATCTCCAAATTGTGTAAATGTAAAAAAGTCTGTATCGCCACCTGTCAAACTAGATTTTCTTGAAGTAAATGTTCCAGCATCTAATTGATAAATATCTGTAGGTGTAGCAGCAAAGTTAAAACTTACGTTTCCTGTTGATCTAAATGATCCTGCACCTTTTGAGTTTGCACCTAAATCATTACTTGAATAAGTTACTAATGATGGAAAGGGTTTATAAGAAGTTGCAGCATAATAAACATTAGTAGCTACGTTTGCTCCAGGATTAAGATGTGGTGGTTGATCTGGTAACCATTCTCCAAAAGGAACTTGCATATTAACTCCTAATTATTATTATTGTTAGATACTTTTGTTGTATCAGAAAAAGCACCAGCTACAGTTACGTCTGATCTTATTTGTAAAGGCGAACCGCTAAACTGATCTTCTCTATCATTTTGTTCTAATCTTTCTAATGCAGTTGAATATAACTGTAACCATTGTTGAACTCTATTAGGATCAACTCCACCTAAGAATTGTGCAGCATGATATAATGATCCATATAAATAAATAGATGGATGATTAGTTAAAATGAAATTAGAAGTATTTGAATCTGATAAAGCATCAAATGTTTTATAATAATTTAAATAAGCTGTGTAACTATCACCAGGTACAGGAGAAAATCTAAATGTATCTCCTAAGATAGTATAAGATGTTGGCATACCAACCATTGAAGTACCTTTAACTTGATCCATTTGTGATGGAGTCATATAAGTTAATGAATATTTAGTACCACCACTTAAAATGTAAAAGTCTCTAACTTGCAAAAAACCTGATGGTAAAGCAACTGTCTCAGCATTTAATGTTAATGATGTTTGAGCCACCATCTTTCTAATTCTTAATTTAGAATTAAAATCTTTTTCTGTTAAGACAATGAAATCATTTGCAATCTCAGTTGTTAAGTCTGATCTGTTTAACCAATTTGCTATTGATGATTTAAGTTCTGAATAAGTTGATAAAGCCATTATATTTTTCCTTGTGCTGTTCTAAAATATCTAAACTCATTACTATTAAGTTTTGTTTTTAATATTTTATTTTGTACTTGTTTTGGTAATCCCCACCAATTACCTTTGCTGTTTGAATCAAATTCATTTGCCCAAACTGATAAAGCAATCGTTGGAATTGAAGCTACTCTTTTAAGCTCTCTGCTTTTAGAATAACCATCATTTAAATTATATAAGGCTTTGTTATGTTTGAGATGTGGATTAACATTTACTTCTTCTTTGACAACTATCTTTTTTTCTTTGTCATCAATTCCATAATTTGTTTTTTGTAATCCATCTACAACAGTATCTCTCATCTACCTTGACCTCTATATTCTTTACGACTTGGTGATCTCTTATTAAAACTTTTAGAATGACGACCAGGTCTTTTTTTAGGTGTTGTTTTTAAAAGTGTTACAACACCTATGTTACCTTTTTTCTTTGCCACTATGCACTCATCTCAGTAACTGAAACGTTTGCAGTACCAATCGCAGCCATTTTTTCACCTGGTGACACCTTGAATATTTCAGGTTTGTCAACTGGTACAAAAATGTCATTTGCTGTTGCAGTTGGTGAAGCAGCAAATACGATATGAACGTCTGCATCCGCAGCTACTCTAACGTATTCAGTTTGTGAACCGAAAGCATTTGATGTTGCAACTGATGATCCTGAAGGTGAAATTTTTTGTGTTACTCCAGGTCTTAATCCGTAATTATAAGCCATTTTGTTCTCCGTTTTTTTAAGGGGGTAAACCGCTAGGTCTTCCCCCTAATTAATATTATCTTCTTATAACAAAAGTAACAAGAAGTTTTGCAGTTCCAGTAGATCCACCATCTGTTATCATTTCGATAGTGCCACCTTCTTCAACTCTGTTAGCAGCAGTTGGTTCAGATGAATCAACATCACCTGCAGCAGAACTTGTGTGAGCTACTGTGATAGCAGAATTAGTCATTGCAGTTCCACCAATTTCAAAAGTGATTGCAGCGTTTGCACCTGAAATAGCACCTTGTAAAGCAGTTATGATCTTGATGACTTTACCGCCATCAGGAATAGCTACGAAAGTTGATGAAGCTGAAGAAATATCTTCTATTTCCGCAGTTATAAAATAATCGTTTAATGTTCTCATTTTTTTTCTCCGTTTGTCGTTCCGTCTTTAACCTTACTAAGACTTCAACATTGGTTAAGTGATGGGAGTGTAGTTTTTAAAGGTTACACCCCCAATCACAATTTAGATTATGAAGTAGTTAAGTCTGTAACTAATCCACTTGCTTTTTCGTTTCTTGACTCAAGAGTGTACTCAGCAACCATGAATCTCTGATCTGCGTCAGCAGTTTGTGCAGGATTCTGTAAGCTGAAATCTCTTAAGAAGGCAACTGCCCAGTAATCCATCTCTAGGATTAAAGCATCTTGACCTCTTTTAGCAACTGTGCCGTTAGCACCTCTGATGAATCTGTTTGGAGCAACTTGTAATGTTCCAAAGTCTGACTCATAAACGTCAATTGAAGTTACCAATCTTCTGTCTTCAGCTTGGTCAAATCTTGTAGATCCGCCAGTAAAGCCAGAAAGTTTTTGCTTATTGAAAGCTCCAACCATTATCATGTTTGGATTTCCGCCTTCGTTGAAACAAGCTCTAAGAACTGATTTTAACTGATCTTCAGTAAAAGCTCTTTGAGTTCCATCAACCCTAGCAGCACCGTTACCAGCACCAGATCCACCAGCACCTGCGTCAACGTTAGTTTCGATCCAAGTTTGGACTCCACCTAATGTTCTTGCAGTTGTAGCGTCTCCAGCAGCTGCAGCTACGTTAGATAAAAGAGCAGTTTCCATATCTCTTTTTAATTCTTTCGCAGATTTTGCTACTTGGTAAGCTAACTCATTATTTCTTCCAGCAGATGTTACAGCATCATTTGTTCCTGATACTTGAACAGCTTTTGTAGAAATTTGAGTGTAGTTTGTTTCTTTAGTTGTTGCAGACAAAGTTGGGTAAGTGATTGTAGCACCTTCAACTTTAGCGTTTGCAGCTACCGCAGCCAAAGCATCTGTTTGCCATTGGTGCGAAGTATTTGTTGCTCTTGTTTTAGCAACTCCAGACATAAAAGGAGTTTCTGTAGGTGATATATTGTAAATAATATCAGCTAAGTCTTCTCTTATACCTACTGTTGTGTATGTTTGATATACAGCCATTTTATTTCTCCGTTAGGTTATTGTTTATAAA